GTGCGATGCAGCCGATTGGCGAGGATGACGAAGTAGACGAGGATGCCGACGCACAAAGCCGACATCATCAGCGCCTGCTCGCGCGTCGCCGGCCCGAGCACGTAGACGATCGCGATCGCCATCGGCAGCAGGCTGCCGGCGACGGCGAAGGGGATCGCCGAGGCGACCATCGCCGTCATGCCGGAGACGAGCAGCAGCACGACGAGAACGAAGGTGCGCGCGTTGGGATCGGCCGATCGCAGCAGCAGGACGACGAGCAGCGCCCACGCGCCGCCGGCGAAGGTTTCGGCGGCGATGAACTTGCGCCGCCAGGCGGGGGAGGCCTTTTCCGGCTCGGGCAGATCGAGGAAGGCGATCGCCAGCCCGTAGCGCACTGCGAGCGAAGCGGCGAGCATGACGCCCCAGCTCATCACCTTGGGCGCCGGCACCCAGGCGTTGGCGATCGCGCCGACCGCGACCGCGACCAGCGCCATCGCCGGCGTCGCGCTGGCGACGCTGTGAGCGAACAGCCGCGCCAGCGAGGCGTACTGACCGGCGAAGTCGGTCGAACTGGTGGTGAGCGTCTGGCGCGCGTGGCGCAGCTTGAGTGTCATCGCGCGCCGCCTTGCAGCGGCGGCGGGATCGCTGGCGCGACCCTTGTCGTTTTTTTCCGCCGCAACCACGACCATGACCGCCCGACGCGCGCACGCCTATCCGCGGCGGATCATCGCCGTTAATCGTTAACGAGCGGCTACGACGGGCGCGCGATTCCGCGCCAAATTCCTTTCCGCAGCGTGGGCGGGGGCCGCGGCGGCGGCGCCCGTCGCGGGGTGTTCCTGTAGCCGGCAAAATCACTCCAGCGGTTGCGGCAACGCCAAACTGCGGCGCCCCCTTAACCGCTAATGATCAGCTCCCTCACCCGTTTCGACTGCCCTGAACCGGCCAGAGAGTAACTGAGGTCGGCCGACTCGATGGTGCAGCCGGCGTAGAGCGCGCGGGCCTCGGGCGCGTCGTTCAGGGTGAGGATGAAGCGGCCTTTTAGGCCCCTCAAAACGGCCGCCAAAGCCTGGTGGTCGGAGGGCGGGAACATCCCCGCGCCGTAGTAACCCTCCGAGCCGAGGTAGGGTGGGTCGACGTAGAACAACGCATGGGGCCGATCCCAGCGGGCGATGAACGCCCGCCAGTCCAGGCACTCGATCGTCACCCCGGCGAGGCGCTCGTGGACCGCCTCCAGCAGAGAGCCGAGCTTGGTGGTGTCGAACCGCGCCGGGCCGGTGGTGTCGACCCCGAAATTGCGCCCGGCGACCTTGCCGCCGAACGCCAGGCGCTGGAGGTAGAGGAACCGCGCCGCCCGCTCCAGGTCGGTGAGGGTGTCCGGGTCGACCGCCCGCAGCCGCTCGAACTCGGCGCGGCCGGTCAACTGCCACTTCAGCATGTCCATGAACGCCTGATAGTGGCGCTGGAGCACGCGAAAGAACGTCGCGACGTCGCGCGAGGCGTCGTTGATCGCCTCCACGCGGGGCGCGCGCCGGCGGCGCAGGAAGACGCCGCCCATCCCAACAAACGGCTCGGCGTAGAGCCGGTGGTCGATAGCCTCGATGCGCGCGACCAGGCTGCGCGCCAGCTGCTTCTTGCCGCCGACGTAGCCGGCGGCCGGATGCGTCGTATCGACGCTCCTCCATGAATTCCCCATCGACTCCCAATCCCGAATCGTGGCCCTTGGCCCGCGCCGGCGACGGCGAGGGGCGGGGCGGCGTTCAGGTCACTCTGCGCTGCGCGGGTCGGCCGCCAAGCGTGGCCCGCGTTCGGGGCAACCCGAGCCCCGCCACCTCAACCGGCGATGCCGGCCGCGACTTCGGTCGCCTGCCGCTTGATCGCCGCCCAGATTGCATTTTCGAGCCGCCAGGCGCGTTCGGCCGTGCGCCAGTCCTTCTTCAGGATGGCCGCGCGGCAGCGTCTCACGACGCGCGTGTGGCGACGCCGCAGCGCCGGCCGGGCGAGCCGCCAGTGCTTGCCGCACATCAGCTCGACGTCGCCGCCCTCCGCCTTGAACGTCCGGCCGCAGAACGGCACGCAGCAGGGGATGCGCCCCGCCTTCATGCCTTCAGCTCCTCCCCTCTGACGGCCGCGAGGCATTCCAACGGCATGCGCGCGCGGCCGGAAAGACAATCGAGCCGGACGATCGCTCTCCCCTGGGTCGACAGCTCAACGATCTTTCCGCGAAGGAGTTCGAGGCAGCCGTCCGACGCGAAGACGGCGAGCTCGATCCGCTCGCCGCGTTTGCCCGCGAGCCGCGCAGTGCCGCGCCCCATCCGAACGGGCTCACCGACGAATTGACGTCCGGTCATACCTTCAGCTCCCCCTCGATCTTGGTCGTCAGTCCCTTGTCGTCGAACTCGTCCTCGACCGTCTTGACGATGAAATCCGTGTCGTCGTCGTCGCCGAAGCCCTCCGTCGTCACCACGCCGCCGGGAACCGGGACCGCGACGGGCGGCCGCAGCGTCGCCGAGAGGGTCTTTTTCCCCCGCGCGAACGCCTTGGCGCGGCCGGCGGTCGCCTTGGTCGCCTCGGTCGTCGAACCGAAGGTTTCGGGATAGCCGTAGTCGGGGCCGACGTCGCCGGCGTCCCCGGTGACGTCGGTCGACGTCGCGGTCGCCCGGTTCCACACCCGGCCGTGGCTCTTGCCGCGCACCGCGCGGTCGCTGTCGTGGATCGAGAACGTCTCGCAGTCGTTCGGCGTGATCGTCACCGCGGCGATGCCGGCCCCGCTCGCCGTCGTTCCCGCCCCCTTCGGCACGAAGGCGAGGATCCCCTGCGCGAACTTCCCCACCGCGTCGAAGCGCCGCGCCAGGCGCATAACCAGGTGCATGTCGCTCTCGCCGGTCTGGGCGACGATCTGGTCGATCGCGATCGCCGCCAGGCCCGCGTCGACCGCCGCCGCCAGGCCGTTGTCGCTGGCGATCTGGTTGAGCACGTCGCCGAGCGTCTTCGGCGCCGTCCACGAGCGCGTCTTCTGCGTCTTCAAGGTCTTTTTCAGGTCGGCCGACTGGCCGGTGACGTGGAACACGGCCGGGCCGCCGCTCTTGGTCACGTCCTGGACGATGTAAGCCCCGCGGTCGACCGCGCCGCCGAACTCGACGAAGCCCAGCGCGATCGTCAGCGTCGCGCCGCGCTGCGGCTTGGCGAGCATCCCGTCGTAGTTCGACAGGGTGAGCTCCATCTCGTCGGCCTTCTCGCCGTCGTGGCGCGTCACGCGGCCCTTGAGCACGCGCGGATTGACCGTCGAGGAGACGTCCTTGCCGCCGATCGAGATCGCGAGAACCGGCGTCGCCATGTCAGTCCCAGAGGTTGATCGTCTGCTTGGGCGGCGGAACGACGGCGCCGGCGCTGGGCAGCGTGATCGTCAGGTTCTCCGGCAGAACCGGCGGCTGCGAGGCGAGCCCCGGATTGGCGGCGAGGATCGCCTCGGCCGCGCCGGCCACGTAGCCGTAGTTGAGCCAGGCGAGGGCGTCGACCATGTCGCCCTGGGCGGTGACGTAGGTTGCGCTCATGGCCAGATGCTCCACACCTGGCCGTTGCCGTCGTCGTGGGCGGCGAAGGTCAGGCTGTATTCGACGCGCTGCGGATTGCCGCTGGCGTCGTGAAAGCTCTCCTCCGGCTCGATCGTCTCCAGCCGGAACGGCCCGGACACCGAGCCTGAGCCGGTCACCAGGCAATAGACCTCGCCCGCCTCGCACGCCGCCTCGAGCGCCAACACCTGCGCCGCCGCGCCGCCGCCGTCGTCGTTGGGAAAGGTCACGCCGTGGATGGTCAGCGTCCGCTTGTCGGGGCCGAGATATTGCCCGGCCGGCCGGCGGCCGATGATCTTGTGCTCGGCCCACTGCGCCTTGGTCTGGCGCGACAGTTTGTCGAACGCCATGTCGCCCATTTCGAAGACGTAGCCGCCCCAGCCCATCAGCATCAGCGCGCCTCCGGCCCGTCGTGGAGGGCGCCGGCGAAGCTGGCGCGGTGCGAAGCGGTCGACAGGCCTCCGTTGATCGCGCCGATGTCCGCCAGGATCGCGCGCACCTTCGCCGCCAGCGCATCGAGCGCCGAGGAATCGACCTTCGGTGCGACGGTCGCCGCGCCGAGCGCGTGAAGATCCTGGTGCGCCTGCTTCGCCTTCCGCGAGGTCTCCTCGATCTCGCTGGCGTCGATGCCCATGGCACCCCCGGCGCCGGGGCGACTTGCTTTCGCTGCGTCCGGCTCCCGCTTCAGATCGGCGATGACGTCGGCCGGCTTCTCGGACAGCCCTTTTCCCGCGTCCATTTCGTGCGCGCGCTTGACCAGGGCGTCCCTGGCCGCGGCGTCTTCGATATTCATCAGCGCCGGCGCGAGCCACGGCGAAGTCGCGAGCCGGGTCAGCAGGCCCCGCAGACCATCCCCGGCGACGTCGCCGGCGCCTGCCGCAGCGGCGTCCGCTGCGCCCGCGCCCCCGCTGGCGACGCCGCCGCCCGCGAGACGGCCGATCGTCTGCCCGACGCCGAACAGTCCCTTGCCGAGCCAGTAGGCGATCGCGGCGATCGCGCCACCCGAGGCGAACGCGCTCTCGGTGGGATGCTGCGCCGCGACGCGGCTCAACCCCGAAATGCTGCCGGCCAACATGTCGAGCCCCGCGGCGAGCGGCTTCATCGCCGGTTCGGAGGCGACGCCGGCGAGCGTCTCGATCGACGACTTCAGTGCCTGCCATTGTGCCAGCGGATCGGTTTTGAGCAGGTCCGCGGCAGCGAGCCCCATGTTGCGCGGGTCTTCGACCAGGTTTTTGTCGCGCTCAAAAGCCGCCTCGTCGTGGACGGCCATATATCCGGCTTTGAGATCGTTGCGATTGGACAGCGCGGTCGCCAGCAACGCGTCCCTCTCCGCTGGGTCCGACGTCGCCTTTTCAATCGCCGGCCAAAGGACCTGGTTCACCCAGTCCACCGGGTCCCCGCGCAGGATGTCCACCCCCTTGATCGCGCCGGGGTCGATCGACTTGATGTCGCCGTTGCTCTTGCGATGGACCTTCTTTTCGTCGAGCAGGTGGAGATCGTCGAAGGCGCGCAGGGCCGGCCCCATGACGTGACCGCCCTCGATCGCCATGCCCAGGGTCGCGACCATCGTGCCGGTTGCGTCGCCGCGGAGCGCCGTCAGGAGGTGGGGGAGTTTATCGCGGATGAATGCTATGTTCCATTGGCGCGCGAAGGCGCCGCCGCGTTGGAAGACCTGCTGGTAGTCGTCGGCCGTGATGTTGGCGCCGAACACGTTTTGGGCGCGCTGAAACGCCTCGAACATTTCGTGCGCCTTGCCGGGCGTGTTGTTGGCGCCGGCCTCCTCGACCGCCCGCATGTATGGATAGGCGGCCAGCATCCCTTCGCCGGGATGGTCGCGGTCGATGAGCGCCGCCATCCGCAGATAGTCCGAGAGCGCCGCGTGGGCTTCCTCGTCGCTGTTGAAGACAGCCCGCGCCTTGCGCGCTTCTTCGAGAATGCCCGTCAACGGGAACTGCGGGAATTGTGCTTCCAGGTCGATCGCCAGGTCCCGCGCCTCTTTCATCTGCTGCGGGGTCATGCCGGCGATCTTCTGCGCGACCATCTCGTCGGCGAGATGCGCGCCGCCGCCGACGAGCGTCTCGATCGCCTTGGGGCCTTCGAACAGGGCGCTCATCCCAAACACGTTTTCGAGCGCGCCCCACCAGCCCGACGGCTCGCCCTTGCCGCCGGGCGCGCCTCCCACGCCGCCGCCCGGCCGCGGCAGCTTCTTCGCAGCCAGCGCGTCGATCTGCTCGGTAAAGCCTCTGACGGCGGCGGTCGCCTTGTCGATGTCCTCGGTCATCGCCAGCCACGGCGCGCCGCTAACTTTCTTCTCGGCTTCGGCGGCGTTGAACGCAGAGGTTTCGAAGGCCTTTGCCTGTTCCGCCGCCGCCATGATGGCGCGGCCTTCCTCGACCCACTTGTCGGGGCGCAACGCGGCGTCGGCGCTTCCCGCCTGCCGCGCCGCCGCGCCGAACTGTTCGAGGCCCTTGACCGCGTCCCGCGCCGGTCCCGTCAGCCGGTCGACCAGCTCCAGGATGACTTCGAGCGTCATGTTGGCCATGGTCAGCGCCCGTAGAGCCGGTCAAGGTGGATCGCTGCGCGCGTCGCGAGCCTCAGGATCGTCGGCATCGGTTGCGCCAGGACCCATTCACGGCTGTAGGGGAACGCCAGGCCGATGTCGTCGAGGACCTCGTCGAGGTCTAGCGGACACCGGCGACAAATTTCCCCAGCTCGGCCATCAGCCGCGAATAGTCGGCCCCGTGCATCGCGTCGAGCGCCTTGGCGTCGGCGTCGACAAGCTTCAGCGCCAGCGCGCGGAAGCCGCGGTCGGGCGAACGGATGTAGGCCTCGATGTCCGCCCCGGTCGGCACCCGGAACGCGAACTTGCGGAACTCCACGCCGGCGAACTTGAACGGATGCTTGAGCTCGAAATCCTCCAGCCCCCAGCCCTTCGACGCGTCGACGAGCTCGTCTTTCCTGTCTTCGGCCATGCCGCGAACCCCTGTTTGAAAGCCGCTTTTACGACCCGATCGCGTCGATGATCATCGCCGCGACGTCGGTGCCGTTCCAGGTGTTGACGCCGTTCTCGATGTCGATGTCGAAGATCGACGCGCCGTCGACGGTGAGGTTCAAGGCGTCGAGCGCGGCCTTGCCCTTCATCGTCGCCTTCTTGCCCGCCTCCCAGGCGCCGAAGTCGTTCTCCATCACTTCGCCGCGCATGTACATGTAGAGCGAGTGGGTCGAATTCTGGTCGCCGTCGAGGAAGGCGCGCACCGAGAACGCGACGCCCTTCTTGATGAGGAACCCGCTCTGAGAAATCACCTGGGGGTTGATCGCCGACAGCTCGAATTCGAACTCGAATTCGTCGTAGCCGAGCGCGTGCTGGCGCGGCGCGACCATGCCGCCGCCGCGGTACTTCTCCATGTGCTTCTTGATCTTCGGCAGGGTGAGCTTCTCGCCCGAGCCGGCCATGCCGAAGCCGTCGATGTTGAGCGAAAACGACTGGAGGATGTAGTCGAGCTGCGCTTGCGCCATGGAAGGGCCCTCAGCCGTTCGAGGAGATCATGTTGGCGAGCGCGGCGACCTCCTGGTCGTAGTAGGAGGCGTTTCGGCTCGCGGTGTAGATGATGTGCTCCATCGGCGCCGGCGCTTCCGGATCGATCGACCAGTTCCACACGCCCTGCGAGGTCTGCGACGACGGGTTGAGCTCCGGGTCGAGCCAGCACCTGCCGCCGACCAGGAAGCCGACCGTCTTGCCCCACTTGAAGAAGTCGTTGGCGCGGTTGGTCATGTCCTGCAAGAGCTGCAGCCCCGGCGGCTTGTCGACCGCCCACAGGGTCACCTCGTCGAGCGCCTCGTAGACCATGTCGAGCGCGGTGCGCACCGCCTCGAAGCGCCAGTTGGCGTCGGACGAGAGGTTGCGGTTGCCCCACCGGCGGAAGCCGCCGTACTGCAATCCCGCCTGCTGCGCGGCGTTGATGATCGTGGTGATGTTGGCGGCGTTGAGCGTGTTGGCTTCGCAGTCGGGATCGCTCATCGCCCAGTCGATCGGCGTCGACACGCCCCCGACGCCCTGCAACGGCTGGTTGGAGGGCGAAAACCAGAAGCCGAGGTTCTCGTGGACGTAGGCGGTCAGGCCCGCCATCGAAGCCGACGCCGGCAACGGAACATAGGCCGACGTGGCCGTGTCCCACACCATCACCTGCGGATAGAAGATCACCGCGCGATCGGAGGTGTAGAGCTCGGCGGCGGCGAGCGCGTCGTCGTCGCCGGTCGCCGGCGCGTCGAAATAGACGCGCCCGCGCAACCGCGTCGCCACCGGCAGCGCCGCGGTGACGACCGGGTTGGCGAGCGGGCCGCCTCCCGTCGCGGTCGGCAGGATCGAGGTGTAGCCCGGCGCGATGATGGTGCGCGGCGGCACGCCGACCAGCGCGCGCGCCCCGAGCAGCGCATAGAGCCCGGTCTTGGCCGCCTGCGAGCCGATGACGTTGCTCATCACGTTGTCGGGATCGTCGTCGTCGGCGACCCGCACCACCACCACCTGGCCCGCGCCCTCGGCGTAGATCTGCTGCACGGCGGAGAGCAGCGTGCCGTCCGCGCCGAGCTTCAGCGCCAGGGTCGGCTGCGAGTTGAGCAGCACCGGCTCGTTGAGCGGAAACGAGGCCTCGTCGGCCGACGCCGCCGTGCCGATCAGACCGACGACGCCCGACGGGTTGAACGAAATCGGTTGGGTTGCCGACTCGACTTCGTCGACTTCGACGCCGTGCAGGAAGGTGGTGGTGCTCATGGCGCCTCGCGAAAGGAGTTCAAAGGCCGCTTGACGGCCTTTCGAAACGGGACGAACTTGGCCGCGCCGCCCTCCGATCGGCGAGGGTGAAGAACTTCACCAAGGGCAATAGGCAGTCGGCAGTCGGCCAGCCCGCCGCGCGCCCGCGCCCCATTCGCCATTCGCCATTCGCCATTCGCCCCTAAGCCGCCAGCAGCGCGGCCGGGCGGTACTTCGGCCGGCGGCGCGAGGTCGCGGCGAAGGTCGCGTCGCCGAGCTCGATCGCGGCGGCGCCGGACGCGGCCGGGGCGCTCGACGCGGCGGCCGACAGCGAAGCGTCGGCGAGCGCGGCGGCGAGCGCGCCGAGGCTCTGCGGCGCCGTCCCGGCCGCGGCGAGCGTGACCTGCGAGCCCGCTGCGCCGCCGCCGCCGAGTGGCGCGGCGCCGAGGGCGAAGCCGCCGAGCGGGGCGGAAGACGAGCGGGCCGAAAGGTCGACGGCCAGCGCGCCGCTCGCATCCGCCACGCCGGCCGCGGCGAGTCCCGCGTCGTCGAGCGCCGCGGCGAGCGCGCCGAGGCTCTGCGGCGCCGAGCCCGTCGCGGCGAGCGTGACTTGCGAGCCCGCTGCGCCGCCGCCGCCGAGTGGCGCGGCGCCGAGCGCGAAGCCGCCGAGCGGGGCGGAAGAGGAGCCGGCTGAGAGGTCGAGCGCCAGCGCGCCCTCGGCGAGCGCTGCGCCCGACGCGGCGAGCGCCGCAGCGTCGAGGCTCGCCGCGCCTGCGCCCGTCGCGAGGCCGAGGCCGGCGGCCGACAGCGCCGCAGCGGCGAGCGTCGCCGACGCCTCAGCCGAAGCGATCGCCGCCGCGGCGCCGGCGAGGGCGCCGCCGTCGAGCGCCGCAGCTTCGCCGCCGCTGCCGATCGCCGCGCCTGACGAGGCGAGCCCCGCTGCGTTGAGCGTTGCGGCGAGCGCGCCGGCGACGAAGGACGAACCGGCCGCAGCGAGCGTGGCGTCGGCGATCGGATCGACCGGCGGCAGCGAGCCGCCGAGCGCCGTCGCGCCGAGCGGCGCCGAACCGAGCAGCCCCGAGCCGGAGATCATCGGTCCCGAAAGCGCGCCGGTCGCCGGCGCGGTCGCAGCCGCGGCGAGCGTCGCCGCCGCCAGCGTCGCGGCGAGCGAACCCGTCGCCGGCGCGGACGCTGCGGCCGAGTCGGTTGCGGGGAGAAGCGTCGAGGCTTCGCCGCCGGTGGCCTTCGCCGTCCCCGCCGCGGCGAGCGTCGCCGCCGCCAGCGTCTCGGCGAGCGAGCCCGTCGCCGGCGCGGACGCCGCGGCCGAGAGCGCCGCAGCCGCGAGCGTCGAGGCTTCGCCGCCGGTGGCCTTCGCCGTCGCGGCGGCGCCGAGCGTCGCCGCCGCCAGCGCGCCGCCGGCGAGAGCGCCGCCCGACTGCGGGCCGGCGCCGAGCGGCAGCGCGCCGAGTGCGCCGAAGCCGAGCATGAGTTAGGCGTTGACCCCGACGATGCTGATCGCCGCCGGCGCCGCGACGGCGGGAAGGCCGGCGGCGGCGATCTCGGCGACCACCGCCGCCAGCGCCGTCTCGAAGGCGGCGAGCGCCGCCGCCAGCGCGGCCGGCGTCGCCGCCGCGGACGCTGCGCCGTTGAGCGTCGCCAGCGCGGCGGAGAGATCGAAGCTCGCCCCTTGCATCGCGACGACCAGCGTCGCGAAAGCGGCCGGCAAAAATCCGTAGACGGCGGCGAGCGCGGCGAACTTCGCCGCCATCGGCGCGCTTGTCGGCGCCGCGCCGCCGGCGCCGTTGACGATCGACGCCGCGTTGGCGAACGCCGCCTGGTGCGTCGGGTCGGGATAGATCTGCGCAACCAGGTTTGCGCACGCTGCGCTGGCGGCGGCGACCGTGGCGGCGGCGAGGTCGGCGAGCGTCGGCGCGCGCGGCCAGCTTCCGGTGATGTCCGCCCAGCCGACGGCGATGCACTCAGCGACGGCCGCCGCCTGCGCCACGTCGTCATAGCCGTGAACCGAGCTGTCTGCCGCGTTTTGAAAATAGCGCATGGTCATGTCAGTGCCACTCCACCCATGCGATGATCGAAATGGAACCACCTGCTCCCACTTCATAATAATATCCTGGCAGCACGATAAAGGTCGCCACTGTAATCTCCCCGGACGCGCCGCCGACTTGGGCGACGACAGTTGTTGGTGTGCTGCTGCTATCACAGTAGACACTCGCTGTTTGTGCGGCGCTCGCACTCGTCGTAATTGCGACGTACATCGGGACGCCGGTCGTGTTCTGGTAGATGGTGCTCTTTGCCCGCGACCCGGTGACGACATTTTGCGTCGTCGGGTAGACGCTTGCCGCGGCGGCGCCCCGTCCGACGATCGCCCAGGCGTTCGATCCATTGCTCTCCAGCTCGACATAGCCGTAGGCGCTGGCTATCGCCACGCTCGTCGCGCCGTCGATCGTGTCGGCGCCCGCCCGCGACAGCGTGATCGTGTTCGTCGCCGAGCACGCCCCCGACTCGTCGACCACCAGCAGCCGCTGCCCCGGATTGAACGAGGCGGCGGCGAGCAGCGTCACCGTCCGCGCCGCGGTGATCGCGGTGTAGGCGACGACGCCGACGTTGGCGGCGACCGAAGCGTTCGCGTCGGAAACGGCGGCGCGCGCCATCAAGAGCCCCGCCAGATCCCCGCCGAGCACGCAGGCGGTGACGATGGCGCCCGAGCTCGCGTTGATCGCCGCGCCGCCGTTCGACGAGTCGGTGATCGTGGTGAAGGTCAGCGTCGGGCCGCTGGTCGAATAGGTCGCCTCGCCGCACTGCCAGTTCGCGCCGTCGACGACATAGGCGGATATCATGTCGCCGTTCTGCATCCCGGCCGTGGCGAAGCTCTGGTAGCCAGTGACGGCGGCGCCGAGCGGATAGGGGCCGGTCCCCGGCGCGCTGGAGACCGTCATGCTGACGCGGTCGAGGAACCGTTTCATCAGGCGTTCCCGTCAGTGAGGGTGAAGCTGGTGATCTGGACGTTCTGCCCGACAGTGAAGGTCGGATTGTCGAAGCTGAGATCGCCCGAGCCCTGGCCGACGGTGCCTTGCACGTGGCAGGTCGCGCCGGTCGGGTCCATGACGCGGAAATGCCCGGCGGTCCCCGCCGCGCTCGCCACGCCCGTCCACGGCCCGTTCGCCTGGGTCTCCGAGCCGCCGGAAGCGGCGTTCTCTTCCGTGCTCGGCAGGGTCAACGTCGCCAGCAGCGTGCCCGACTCGCTCGCCGAGCAGCTCGACGGCGGCGAGCCGGTATAGAGCAAGAGCTTCGCCGCCGCGCCGATGGTGGCGAAGATCGCATTGAGCCGAGCATTGCGCACCGCGGCCGAGAATTGAATGCTCATTCAAAGCCCCTTTCAGGCGTAGCCTTCGCCGACCAGGTTGGCGAACACGGTCGCGCCGCCGTCGAAACTGTCGAACACCACGCAATCGATCGCGCCCGGCGCCGTGGACAGCGCCGGCGCCTGCCCGTCCGGCCACTTGACCGCGGGCCATTCCGCGACGCGGTCGCCGATCGCGTCCTGGACGAAATAGACCGCGGCGCGCTGCGAGCGCCCCGCGAGCGGCCAGTTGACGAACGCGATCGCGGCGTTGGCGTTCATCGCCACGACGAAGGTGTTGCCCTTCGAGAGGTCGATCGCGACCGCGCCGTTCGTCGGCGCGAGGCTGATCGCCTGCAACGTCAGCGCCAGCGCGGCGGCGCTCGGCGGCGAAACCGACGCGCCGCCCGTTTGCGCCGCGACGCTCGCGGCCGCCGGCGAAGCGGCGACGCTGGCGACCTGACCCGCGCCGCCGGCCTGGAACGGCGACGGCGCGGCCGCGGCGATCGCCAGGCTCGCCGCGGCGGCGGCGAGGCTGAGAGGCGGCGGCGCGGCCGAGATCGTCAGCATGTGACGCCCTCGACCACGGTCACCGTCAGCGGCCCGTTCTGGCAGAGGTTGACGATCGCCCCGTCGCCCTCGGCGATCAGGTCGGCGACATAGGCGCCCGGCGCGATCTGCGCGAGCTGCGGCGCCGGCACGAGCCAACTCAGCAGACCGTTCGGGCCGCCGTTGATCAGCAGGCCGTTGGCGGTCGACAGGTCGAGCGCGATCCGCGTCAAGTCGGAGCCGAGTCGCACCTGCATGTGGAATGAAATGCCGGTCAGATCGAGCGGCGTGCTCGACCCGGCCTGGGTGAACTGGAGCGCCGCGCGCAGGTCGGCGTTGGTGGCGATCGTCAGCGAGCCGGAGATCTGCGGCAGGGCGAGGACGTTGGTCACGGTCAGGCCGTCCGCTGGTAGAGAACGGCGTAGGTGGACGGATAGAAGTTCGAGTTGCCGCTGCCGCCCGTCGAGCCGGTGAGGACGCCGACCTGGCCGAGGCTGACCCATGTGCTGCCGGCCGGCGCGCCGGGCGGGACGCCATTCGGGAGGCCGCTCTGGCTGTTGCCCACGTACAGCGACCCCACGTTCGGGAATACCGGGACCACCCCCTTGGCGTCGACGTATTCCTTGGTCGCCGCCTGCAGCGGCGCCGTCGGATCGGCGTCGAGCACCAGCGGGCCCGTCATCGTCCCGCCCGCCTCGGGCAGCAGGCCGGCGAGGCTGGGGATCGAAATGCCGGCGACCTTCTCGTCGACGTAATTCTTGGTCGCCGCCTGCACCCCCACGGTCGGATCGCCGGCGAGCGCCAGCGGGCCCGTCATCGTCCCGCCCGACAGCTTGAGATAGCCGGCGAGCGACTCGCCGAGCGTCGTGATCGAATTGACGATCGCGGCCAGCGCGCCGGTCACCTGCTGCAACGTCGGCCACGGCCAGGCGAAGCCGCCCGCGGTCGGCGCGCCGTTCGCCCATTCCGCCGCCGACGCCGGCCGCCCCGACCCCATCGCCGCCGCGCTGGTCGCCGCCGTCACCGGGTCGGCCGGCTGCGAAGCGGGCGCGATGCCGAACACGCGATAGAGCCAGCCGTTCGCCTGCGGCGTGTCGGTCTTGACGATCGGCGCCGCCGCGCCGGGCAGGTTGGAGTTATAGCCGGCGACGACCTGCGCCATCGTCGCGAAGCCGCCGGTCGGCGGCGTCAGCGTCACCGCGCCGACGGCGCAGGCGACCGCGGCGATCCATGTCAGGTCGGAGGTCTGCCCCTGCGACGAGACCGTCTTCTCCAGGTTGGTGGTGCCGACAACGCAGCAATTGCCGAGCGCGTCGAGGATGGCGAATTCGGTGACGGTGAACGGCCCGATCTCGGCGCCGCCGATCGCCGCCGGCACCTCGCACTGGATGTCGAGCTGATTGGCGTTGTTGGGGTCCATGGCCACCGACTGGACCGTCCGGCCGCGCCACACTTCGTGGGTCACGCCGTTGGCCGCGATCAGCGCCGACAGCGCCGGCACTTGGCCGTTGCCGTCGCCGACCACCAATGTGCCGCCGGCGATGTTGAGCGCCGGGCCGCCGGCGGCGAAGGCCGCCTGCGCCGCGAGGTAATAGGCGGTCGGCTGGGTCGCGTAGGTTTGCGTGGTCATGAGGCCCCCAGAGGCAGGATGGTGACGGAGGGCAGCGCGCGCGTCGTCGCGCCCCAGCAGAACGCCGGCGCGGACGGCGCGCCGCCGAGCGGCAGGATCGTCATCCGCGGCGCGACGCAGCTCGCCGCGCCCCAGCTCAACGCCGCCGGCGGCTGCGCGGCGGCGAAGCGCACCGCCGCCAGCACGTCGCGCACGTTCTTGCGCTTGAGCGCCGAAGCCGTGATCGCGGCGAGGTCGGGCGGCGGATCGCCGGGCTCGATGGCGACGTCGACGGCGAAGTCGGGCCAGACCAGGCCGGCGATCTCCCAGAACTCGCGCACGGTGATGGGCAGGCCGGTGTCGAGCGCGATCTCGTCTTCGAGCGCCGCCGGCGAACCGTAGGACCCGTGGTCGGCGAAGCTCGACGCGATGCGGGTGCGATTGCCGGCGTCGTCGCCGGGGCTCCAGAAATGAATGCTGCGCTCCCAGGCGAGCGGCGCGAGGAACGCTTCGTCGCAGGTCGAGGGCTGGCGCTCGGCGCGAACGGCGTTCGCGTTCGCCGCGAGGATGCGGTTGTCCTCGGCGCTCTGGGCGCTTTCGAACGGCGTCGCGTTCGGCGGCAGCAGGTCGGTCGCGCTCATGACGACCTCGCCGCCCAGACGACCCGCGCGCCGGAGAGGATCGGCGCGGCGAACGGATTGCCGCCGACCGTCGCGGCGGGCGAGCGCACCGTCACGCCGTAGACCAGGCCCGGCGCGCTGTAGCCGAGGATCGTCGCGACGTCGCCCGGCGAGACCGACGCGCCGATCTTGCGCCGCGCCGCCGCGAAGGTCGTCAGCGCCGCGGTCTGCGCCGCGACGACGGCGTTCGGGTCGGCGCCGGGCGACAGAGTCAGCGTCGCGTCGACCGAATAGAGCGCCGGCTGGATCGGCTGCACCACGATCTGGTCGTTGACCTTGCGGCTGGCGCGGGGAAAGGCGGCGCGCACGGCGGCGAGCGAAGCGGGCGCCGGGACGCCGTTGGCCGCCGCGCCGAGGCAGACGATCATCACCTGGCCGGGCGCGACGCCGGCGACTTCGGCGCCGTAGACCGCGACGTCGGCGAGGTCGACCGGCGCGGCCGACAGCGCCTTGTAGCGATAGCCGCCGTAGCTGCCGCCCTGGCTCAACGCTTCCCACGCCAGCTGGCCGCGCCGGCGCAGGCTGGGATCGAGCTCGCCGGGCGCGCGCAGCGTGCCGAACGCCGCCACGACGTTGTCGAGATCGGCGCCGGCCGACCACGCCAGCGTCGTCGCCAGCACCGCCTCGTTGATCCGCTGATAGACCAGGCCCTCGCGATAGGCGCCCGTCTCCTGCAGCTTGACCGCCGGGTCGCTTTCGAGCGCGCCGACGTCGTAGGCGATCCCCGCCCCCGCCATGCGCTGGGTGAAGTCGGCGAGCCGCGCCTGGACGATCCCTGCGAACGTCCACGTCTGGACGGCCGCCGGCTGCGGCAGTGCGGAGAGATCGATCTGCGCGAAGGCGCCCATCAGAAGATCGCCGGCAGGGGGACGACGACGGTCTGCATCGGGACGACCACCGAATAGTCGCCGAGATGGCCGTCGGGGTAGTAGTCGCCGCCGAGCGCGAAGCCGGCGACGCCGTCGGGGCCGAGCTGCGTCACCGAGACCTGCTTGAGCCGGAAGCCCGCCTCCCACAGCCGCAGCGCCTCGGCGATCGCCGACCAGTGGGCGACGATCGAGGGCGGACTCTGCGGCCGGTCGGTGAGGTTTGGCGCGTTCGAGCCGTAGGGCCGCGCGATGACGCGGGCGCCGATCGCCGTCGAGACGATGTCGAGGATCGACTGGACGCAATGGTCCCAGCCGGTCAACACCGCCCCCGTGTTGCGATCGACGCCGGTGCGCATGTCAGCTCGACGCCTTCGACGACGCCGCCGAGCTCGACGAAGCGGACGAGGCCGACGACGTCGAAGAGGAAGACGAAGCCGACGAGGTCGCCGAAGCCGACGACGTGGCGGAGCTCGACGAACTCGGCGCCGGCGGCGTCGGCGCGATCACGCCCTCGAGCACCAGGAAATGCACGTGGCGCGGGATCGCCATGAAGACGTCGCCCTTCTGGCGGCGCTTGCCGGCGATCTTCATCGCGTTCTTGATGTCCTTGACCACGGTGTAGCTGACCTTGGTCATGTCGACCTTGCCGTTACCGACCGACAGTCCGCGGCGGGGGCCCGCCCGCTTGATCACAGCCATTTCAAAAGCCCTTTCACTTGGTGAAGCCCGTGGTGGCGAGGTTGGCGATGTCGGCGTTGCCGGCCGTGTCGACCGTCCCCTGCATCGCCACCGGATTGGCCGCGTCGGCGCCGCCGAGGTAGTACTTGCCGTCGAGAATGATGATCGCCGAGGTCAGCGTGAGCACGCCGTCCTCGACCTTGACGCTCGACGCGCCGCACTCGAGGAACGCCGCCGTGTCGGTGGTGCGCAGCCGCGCGGTCCCGCGCTGCGCCTCGATGTCTTCCGCCGCACTTCGGCTCGGCGCCGGGTTCTTGTCGTGGAAGCCGCCCGGCAGCGCCAATGCGTTGGCGAGGTCGCCGTCGGGGCAGAGCAGCGTGACCTGCTGGCCGGCCTTCATCGGCCGCCAGCTCTTGCCCGAGCCGGCGTGGGTGAAGAGGGGCACCGGATGCGTCGGACACGGCGCGTCGGGCGCGCCGACGTCGGCGACGATCGCGTTGGCGGTGGGATCGTAGGAGACGACCACGCCCGGCCGGATGAAGTTCGACTGCCGCCGCTTCAGATCGGCGATGTGATATTCGAGCGCTTCGACGCGATCGACGAGGCTCATGAATTGTCCCCCGTATCGAGGGGGTCGGCGCCGGTGAGGCCGCTCGCCGCCGCCGCGCCGGCGGCCGGAGCGTTCCAGGTGACGACGCCTTCGACCATCGCCTCGGTCAGCGCGGCGATCGCGACGTCGGGCGGGTCGGCCGGCGCGCCGATCAGCACGCGCGAGGTCCACGTCACCTGCCACAGCGCGACGCCGAGCGTGTCGAGCTTGCCCGAATATTCGCTGCGCCCGTCGACCTCCTCCGGCTGGAACACGCCTTCGAGGCCGAAGCGGTTGGAGGCGAGCGCGAGCTCGACGGCGGAGGCGAGCAGCAGCGCCGCCGCGTCGCGCTTGACCTTCGCCGCCTCCGCGGTGTCGCGGGTGAAGACGACGGCGGAAAAGCGCGCCGGCACGCACCAGCGGCCGTCGGCGTAGCGCGACGCGCGCCCCGCGCCGACGATCGCCACCCGCACCGCCGGCGCGAGCGTCGCGAAGCGCTTGACCTCGTCGAGATCGAACGTGCCGCCGTGGCTGTCGACGTTGACGGCGGCGCCGAGCTTGGCGCGGAAGGAGGCGACGACCGCCTCGCGCAGGGCGAGCAGGTCGTTCATTGGACGTACCTCTCGATGAACTTCGCCGCCGCCGCTTCGAGATCGGCCGCGTTGTCGGCGCTAATCCCGAGATAGGGCCGCGCCGGGATCGTGACCTTCCTGGCGAAGACGTCCTTGCCGCCGAGCTTGAAATGCAGCGCCCTGGCGTTCTTCGGCACGATCACGGCGCCGAACTGATGCACCTTCGCGCCGATCCAGCCGGTGCCCCAGCGCGCCTGCGTCGCGCTCGCGTCGTGGTCGATCGAGCGATAGAGGTGGGTTCCGCTGACGAACAGCGCCGGGCGGCCGTCTTTGGTCAGCGGCCACTTGGCGCCGTCGGGCGACGTCTTCTCGTCTTCGATGCGCCGCTGCGTCTGCTGTTGGCCCATCCGCGCCAGGCCGTCGAGCAGCTCGTCGAATTCGATCCGGCCGAGCGCTTGCAGTCGCCCGAGCGTGGCGTCCAGGCCGACGACGTCGATAGCGACGCCGACGCCGCTCACAGCGCCCTCATCCGGTCGCGTGCGAACTCGGGCCGGTCGGCCAGCATCACCGGCTCGTTGGGCGCGACGGGGGGCTCGCGCGACGGCGGCGGAACGAGCGGGATCGCCGCCTTGGCGTCGGCGACGTCGCGCAGGAAGGCGAGCGCGCGCTTCTCCGCCTCGGCGACGATCTCGTTGCGCGAGCCCGGCGTGTTGGAGAGCTGGCCCATCGCCAGGTCGCAATTGAGGTTGGTCAACAGCAACGCGCCATCAGCGCTCGGGTTGAGCGGCAGCGCATAGCGGCGCGCGAGATAGCCGTCGATGATCGCGCTTGCCGCCGCCAGCGCCGCCGCGACGCGGGTCTCGCTGCGCGCATTGGCGACGGGGTCCCACGCCGCCAGCGTGACCAGCTCCGGGCCCCACTTCGCGTCGAGATCGGCTTCCGCGGCGTAGGACAAAGGCACAGCTCCAGAAGGGCCCGCGGCTCGCGCCGCGGGCAGTCAGGGAGAACGTCCATGTGGGCGTCCTCCGCGCGCGCTGTGGGGCGCGCGCGGAGCGGGTCAGGAGCGCTTGACGCTCAGAAGAGGGTCGCCTTCGATCGCGGCGAGCTGCTTTGGCGTGATGGTCGACAGGTCGACGACGATCGCCGTCGGCCCGAACTTGGTCCCGCCGCGCCAACGCCCGTCGACCGGACCGACGACCGTGATCGTCTCGCCCTTCTTGCCGGCCTTCGCCGGCGCTTCAGCCTTGGCGGGCGCTTCAGCCTTGGCGGGCGCTTCAGCCTTGGCGGCAGTTTCGGTCTTGGCGGCTTTGTTCGTGTCGTCGGCCATGGAACCCTCTCTTGAAAGATGCGGCGGGGCGCATCGGCCCCGCCGGGACGGCGTCCCGCCGCCCCTCTGCTATGGGTGAGGTCAGCTCAGCCAGGGGCTCATGAAGATGTCGACGATGTCCTGGTCGGTGTTGTCCATGAAGCCGGCCGCGCCGACCAAAACCGCCTCGCCGGGCACGCCATCGACCGCGATGGTCTTCGCCTTGATCAGGTCGCGCGCCGTAGCGCGCAGCGACGGCCCGGTCACCAGCAGGTTCGGCTTGACGCCGAGCGGCCGGCCGAAATCCTGCTTGAAATTGATCATCGCGTCATAGGCGGCGCGGAAGTTGGCGCGGGTCAGCGGCGCCTGGCTGCCGAAAGCGAACTGCCAGAAGCCGAAGCCGGCGTTGCAGCGGCCGTCGACGCCGTAGACGAATTCCTTCTGCATGAAGACGCGGTCGGAAGAGCGCGGGTCGGTCTTGGAAATGAAGTCGAACGCGCGGCGCGTCTGATAGACCAGCGGCTTGACGTAGCGGGTGGTGTCCATCAGGAACCACGCCGGGCCGGCGCCCGCCTGGACGTTGGAGACGCCCTGCGGATTGCCGTTGGCATCGAGCACCGGGTGTTCGGGATCGAAGAAGTTCTGGCCGTCGTAGCAGGGCGTCGCGAAGCCGGCGTCGAGCAGCGGGAAGACCAGCTCATCGGGAAACAGCGCGACGGAGCGGCCCATCTCGGAGAACACCGGCGCGAAGAGGCCGTAGGAGTCGTCTTCGACCGACTCGCGCGGCACGCCTTGCGTCGACTCGAACGTCCGGTTCTTGATCTGGTAACCGTAGGCCTTGAGGCTGTTGATCTGGCGATCGCCGATCCACTCGCGGATGCGCGACACGGCGGCCATCCAGCCGTAGTTCTCGGCCGAGGCGCTCGATGGCACCTCCATCGCGACGCGCTTCCATTCCGGCGTGACGCCAGCGAAGGCTTGGTTGAACTTCGTGTTGAAGCCCTCGAACATCGCTTCGAGGAGAGCGGGGGTAATCGGGCGCGGCGCCATCAGATATCTCCGTTAAGCCGTCGACGACGGCGGGCTGATCAGAGGAAGCGGACCCAGACGCCGCCGCTCGGATCGAGGTTCCACAGCCATCCGGCCTGCGGTTGGGTGGGGGCGCCGGAGGCGGGCGCGCCGGTCTTCGACACCGTGTTGTCGTCGGCCGCGTAGACCGGGGCGCCGACGTCGCCGAGCGCGAGCGGGTCGGTTGGGCTGTTGTTCATCAGGAAGACGCCGATCTTCGCGTCGACCGTCATCGCTCCGGCGGCGCCGGCGAGGTTGTTGGCGTCGGCCTGGGCGACGCCGACGACCTTCAGCGCCGCGTTGGCGCTGGCGGGGACGGCGACGGCGGCTGAACCGGCGCCGGAGAGCGCGACCATGCCGCCTTCCCAGATGGCGGCGGCGGCGGCGACGGGAAAACGCCGCGTCGTGACGGTGGCGAGTTCCTTGATCAGGCGGGAGGCGACGAGGGCGGTCATGGAGGGCCTTTCAAACGGGGTTCAACCGCGGCGGCTCGGGCGCGCGCCGCGAGCGGGCTTCAGGCGGCTTCGGCGCGCGCCGCGGCGCGCTTGGCGATGTCCGCCGCGAACGCCTTCGGGTCGATGCCGAGCGCCTTGGCGACGGCGAGCTGTTCGGCGTTGAGCGCCACCGCGCCGCCGGCGGTCTCTTCCTTCTTCGGGTCGACGACGACGGTGAAGGCGCTCGGCGCGGCGGCGATGAATTTCTCGAACGCGGCGAGGCCTTCGGCGGTCGAGCAGGTGGCGAGATAGAACTCGCGCGACGCCGGCGCGACCTTGCCGGCCTTGACCGCGCCGTCGATCGCCGCGGCGACCTTCGTCTCGTGCGCCGCCCTGGCGTCGGCGGCGAGCTTGGCCTCCGCGGTCGTAGCGCGGTTCAGCGCCAGCTCGTAGTCGCCGCGCGGCACGAACCGGGCGAGGTCGGGCTGCTGCGAATTCAGCGCCGTCATCTGCGTCTTCACGCCGGCGATCGCCGTGACGATCTCGGCCGCGGTCGCGGCTTCGGCGAGGCCGAGCGCGGCGGCGATGTCTTTGAGCATCGGGAACTCCTGCTGGTTGAGGGCGGTCATGACGAAGTTCGGCCGGTTGACCAGGCTCGCGCCGATCAGCGCCTGAACCTCGCCGTCGGGCGAATAGGTGAAAGCGGGGGAAATGAAGCGATACTCGCGCGCGGCGATCGCCGCTTTGGCGCGCGGCGTCCAGTCGACCCGGCCCCAGACCGCGCCGTCGCGAAGCTCCATCGCTTCGACCCAGCCGCCGGCTGGCGCTTCCTGGCCGTTGACGGCGAGTTTGTCCTGAGCGTGCTCGTAGTCGACGACGAACGGCGGGGCGAAAGCGGCGACCAGGCGCGCTGGATCGCTGACCTTCCACTGGCGGCCGTCGCGGCCTTTGAGAACGGGACCCGCGGGCAGCAGCTCCGCCCACTCCGGCGCGCCGCCTTCCGCCGCGAGGGCGATGGCGACGCCGACGGCCGCCGTTGTCGTCGCGGCGTCGCAGAGCGCTAGCAAGGGGGTTGCGGATTTGGCGGTCACGTGGCTAATTGGCCGCACGCGCCGCCGCGCCGCTTTGGTGAAATTGTTCACCCCGAGGGCCTCGCGCCCCCCTTCCGACCAAAACGTCGCAAAAATCGACCGAGCCGACCGGCCAGGATCGACGTTAAAAGGCCATTTTAAGCCGTGGGCAGCAAAGTCGGGGTCGCCCGCTACGGTGGGGGCGGCCGGGGGCGCCCGAGGGCCGTCCTGGGCCGTTTAAATCGATCCCCTTCTCCCGCTCGCGGGAGAAGGTGGCCGAAGGCCGGATGAGGGCGCCAGCGCGTCCTACTCCCCGTCGATCCGGTCGAGGCTTTCGAGATAGAGCGCGCCGCCGGCCGCCTCGTCGCGGCGCAGCGCAGCGCTCCAGGTCTCGCCGGCGAGCTCGCCGGTGACCACGATCGTCCCGGCGACGTCGGTCGCCTCGCCGGCGTCGATCAGCGCTTGCACCAGCGCGTAGCTCTCCGCCGGCGCGCCGATGCGCTGGGCGTCGGCGACCGACAGCCGCACCGCGAACGCCGGCGCCTTCACCTTGTCGTGGATCTCCGGCGTCAGCGCCGCGATCGGCGCGGCGATCGCGCCGCGGTTGACCATCGCCGGATCGCGCGAGGCCGGATCGAACGGGATCGTCCCCGAGGCGATGCGCTTGACCAGCCACGAGTCGGCGAGGTCGGCGACCGCCGCCTCGCGCGCCTCCGGGCTCATCGCGTCGACCCGGCCGGCGAGGAAATCCGCCGCCGTCCGCGCGCGCCCCATGCCGGGGTTCTGCGCCCAGCCCGGATCGATCCCGACCGGGACCTCGACTTCCTCGCCGGTGCGCTTGTTGACGTAGGTCTTCGCGCCGAAGTCGGCCGGCCGGTCGGGATCGTCGGCGTCGTAGCCGTAGCGCTCGGCCTCGCCGTCGGACAGCTGGCGCACCCGGCACTGGCAGCCCCAGCCGTTCGGCGGGTAGTGCGTCGCCCACCACGCGTCGTCGACCGGCAGGATCGTCCCGACCCAGGCGAGGTGTTGCGGCCGCGGGTGCTCGGCCGTCGTGTGCAGGTATTGCAGATAGGGCAGCACGCGCTTCGTCCGCTGCACGCGCTCCCATTCGCCCGCCGCGTAGGCCGAATTGACGTTGGCCCAGTAGATCGTCTTCAGCCGCGCCGGCGAGCCGAGCTGAACGAGCTTTTCCTCGCCGGTCAGCGGGTCGATCTCCGCCGCCTTGCCCCACCAGCCCTTGCTTTTGAGCAGCGGCTCGAGCCCCTTGGCGAATTGGGCGAAGTCCTGGCGCTCGGCGATCGCCTGCGACAGCGCGCCCTTGACGTCGGCGAGGATGTCGTAGCCGGCCGACTTCGCCACGCTGAACGCATGGGCGTGCTCGTCGAACGACAGGTCGCGCCAGTCGAAGCTCGGCTTCAGCCCCTTGGCGTCGAAATAGCGCTGCACCTCGGCGGGCGGATGGTCGAAGGCGCTGGTCGTCGCCGCTTCGGGCATGGCTCTACGCCTTGCCGAGGCCGAGATCGCCGAGCGCCCGCGCCTTCAGTCCCGCCGCCGCCAGCCGCTTGGCGAGCGGGTCGGCGTCGATTGCGCCGGCGAGCTCGTCGAGCGCGGCGGCGAACTCTTCATAGGTCGTCGCCGCCTGCGCCGCGGCGAGCACCTTGGCGACGATCGGCGAGATCTGCGGTTCCCAGTCCTCGGCCCCCGCCGCGGCGAGATCGTTGACCTCGTCGAGCGCCGCCGCCGAGCCGCCCTCGGCGTTGAGGGCGACGCGGTTCCAGGCGCGGTCGAGCTGGTTGGGCGTCGGCGGCTTCGGGGCGCTCGCCGCGCCTGCCGGCGGGGAGAGCAGCTCCTCGTCGTCGTCGGGCTCGCCGAAGCCGACCTTCTCGCGCGCTTCGCGCATCGACACTTTCATCCCGAGCGGCACCAGGGCGACCAGCGCCGCGGTGACCGCCGCGACGTCCTCCGGCTCGGCGACCGGGAAGATGGCGTAGGGGGCCAGCGCGTCGGCGCCGAAATTGAGCGCGACGAACGGCGTCACCAGGTCGCGGTTGATCGTCGAGCCGAGCTGGTCGGCGTCGTCTTCGAGGATGTCGATGCGCACCAGGTTGTGCACCTTGGCTTGCGCTAACGACCCGCCCTCGTCGGCGGTCATCGTCTGGCCGAGGATCGCCTTCGACATCTGGCGGTCCATGAACGTGCCCATCGACTCGAAGGGCCTGTCGGCGTGCTGCTTGGCCTCGATGAACTCGATCGCCATCGACTCGGGGATGATCGCCGCGGCGTCGGTGGCGATCGAGGCGACGGCGGTCAACAGCTTGCGGCGGTCGTCGGCCGAGGCGGCGGGATGATACTTGCCGACCCGGATCGGCATGCCGAACACGTCGAGGAACGCCATCCAGTCCTTGACGGTGTAGGTCTTGAACATCCACGCCCAGGCGGCCAGCCGCGCGAAGCCGCCGCGGATCGGAACGCCACTCTTCAATTTCGGCGTGTGGACGATGAACTTCGCCGGCGGCAGCGGGTCGCCGTCGATCGTGCCGAGCCGCTGCAACCGCACCTCGGAGCGCGAGACGAAGTCGAAGGTGAAATACTTCGGGTCGCGCCAGGCGTAGCTCGGCCGCCACAGGCCGTCCTTCTCGCCCCAGATCAGCTCGACGCAGGAATAGCCCTTGCCGTAGGCGTCGGTGAGGTCGCGCAGCATGGCGCGGAACTGCGGCTCGAGCAGCAGGTCGCGCACCGCGTCGGCGACCTTCTTGTCGACCCGCTTCTCGCTCGCCGGCTCGACCACGGCGCGTAGCCGCGACAGCGCGCGCTTGCGGGTCGACAGCACCGACAGATAGTGCGGGTCGCGCTCCTCCATTTCCTCGGCGAGCTCGAGGAAGAAGCGATGGTCGCCGCGCACCGCGTTGCGCAGGATCGTCGCCATCCGCTCGGGCGTCAGCCCGGAGGCGATCGATTGGTCCCAGAAAGCGCGCACGCCGATCAGCTCGGGCCGCGCGATCTCTTCCTTCAGCGTCTCGCGCGCCTGCAGCGCCAGGTAGCGCCGCGCGTCCTGGCCGTCGGGACCGAGCACGGGAGAGGGCCCGTGCATGCCGGTGCGGTCTTCCTCGGCGATCAGGTCGCGCGGCGTCAGGTCGGGGGTCATGGCCACGCTCCATAGTCGGCGACGAAGGCCGCGGGGTCCGTGTGCGCGGCGATCAGGCCGCCGACGAAGCCGCGCACATAGTCGAGCCCGGCGGCGCTGCGGCAATGCGGGCAGTACCAGCTCGGCGGCTCGCTCGCAGCGCGGACGAAGTAATGCGACGGGCAGGCGTCGCGCCGCGCCTGCTCTTCGAGCTCGAGCCGCAGAAGCGCGCGCGCCTCGGCCCCCGAGATCGTCGCTGTGAGGCGAAACATCCGGCGCTTCACCACAGGCCCTCCCGTCCGCGCCGCTCGTCTTCATCTTCGTCCGGCCGCTGTTCGCGCGCGGTGCGCGGGCTCTCGTAGTCGTAGGCGAGCGTCGCCGCCCGCGTCGCGGCATAGGCGAGCATCACGGCGACCGCGGCGTCGCCGTGGCGGTCCTTCGCCTCGCCGCTCTTGACCGCCGGCATGAACGGCACGCCGCCCTTGACCTGGACGAGCCGCAGGTCGGAAGCGATCTCGGCGTCGGCCGGGATGTCGATCGCGTCGTCTTCAAAGGCGGTTTTCAACGGCTGCGCGTTCTCGCGATACCACTCGACCGTCAGCTTGACCGCCTCGCAGCGCAGCGCGCCGAAATCCTGCTGCGCGTTCTCGGCCAGCGACATGCCCAGCCCGGTCGCGTCGTGCTTCGACGCGCCGAAGCGCGGCAGCCGCGCCATCACGTATTTCTGCACCTGGCGCTGCTGGTCGAACGGGATGCGGCGCATCTCGACCACGAACGGCGTGACGCGCCTGAGCGTCCGGGCGATCGCCAGCGGCCACAGCACGCTGAGGTCGGAGATGCGGCCGTAGTCGGCGCCGAGATAGTGCCAGAGGTGCGGGTCGAGCGTCTTCAACACCGGCAGCAGCTCGCGCTCGCACCACGCCTCGACGTCGGCTTCCCTGAGGTGCGCCGGCCAATGGGTGAAGTCGGCCGGCCGCGTCAGCCGCAGCACCGGAATTCCAGGCCGGGCGCGCGCTTCGATCAGCGGCCCGGTCAGCCACGCGCCGGTTCCCTCGCTCGGGATGCAGAACAGCTCTTCGTCGGCTGCGTCGCCGTATTCGCGGACGATCGCCGCGCGCCATGCCGCCTCGCCCTGGACGCTCCACGTCTCGCCGGTGCGCAGGCAGACGCGCTGATAGAGGCCGTCCTTCAGCGCGTCGTCGAAGTCGAAGCGGACGAAGCCGTAGCCCCTGCCGCCGCCGCGCGCCTCCTTGACCAGCGTGTTGTAGTAATTGTCCTCGTGGTTGTGGGTCGAGATGACCAGCACCTTGCCGCCCCAGATCAACAGGGCGAGCGCCGCCTTCATCAGTTCCTTCAAGTCGTCGTGGAACGCCGCCTCGTCGATGATCACGAAGCCCTGGCGGCCGCGCAAGGATCGCGGGCGCGAGGCGAGCGCGACGATCTCGAAGCCGGAGGCGAAGCGGATGCGGAAGGCGCTGATCGCCTTGTCGGCCCCCGAGCCGTCGCGGCCGTCGTCGAACATGAACTCGGCGACGCCGCCTTCAACCAGCGCCTCGTCGAACGCCTTCGCCCACATCGCGCAGCAGTCGATGAACTCGCGCGCCATGTCGAGGTTGTAGCCGATGTAGAGGCTGTCCATCCCCCCTTCGGCGCGCGCCGAAGCCGAGGTGAGGACCGCCTGCGCGCCGATCGCCCAGGTCGCGCCGGTGCGGCGGCTCTTCTCGACGATCGTCACCCGGAACGTCGCCGTCGTCGCCAGCAGCTTCTGCTGATAGGCGAGCAGGATTGTGTCGAGCGACGCGCGCGCGTCGAGGCCGGGGCCGGCGATCAGCGACTCGCGCCGCAGCCGCGCCCATTCCGCTTCGCTGATCGCGCGGGCCGAGGCGATCTCGGCGGCGGTCGGCAGCGCGCTCATTACGGCGCCCTTTGAATGACGCCGAGCTGCTCCATGATCCGCGCGCGCGTCTCGGCGGTGATGCCCTTCTCCTTGGCGACCTTCTCGACCGCCGCGCCGACCTTGCGGCTCGCCGCGTCGAGCGCCCGCCGCTTGGCCTCGGCCGACAGGTTCTGGCCTTCGATCGTGTTCTTGTAGGCGCGCGCCAGCTCCATCGCCCCTTTGGTGGTGACCGACTTGGCGTCGGCGTCGAGCATTTCGGTGAT